GAGACGCCGTTCATGGGGTTGCAGGCCGTGACTTGCACGCCCTACGACGGCTATTTTGTCATGAACTCCGATTACAACGCGGGCGGCAAAACGGTCGTATCTTTTCTAGTGACGAACTGATCATGCTGCGCAGCGCAGGCGGTGCGGGGCTCAATCCAGCGGTTCCGCTGACGCAGAATTTTATCGACAACGGCACTTCGCCGGGGCCGCAGACGATGAACGTGCCCAGCGGAAAAATCTGCATCGGCGCGGGGCAGTCGCAAGTGCAAATCAACAACAATCTCGTAACGCCATCGAGCCGGATCAACGTGCAACTGGAAACGATCGATGCGACATTGAAAAGCCTTGTCGTGCAACCGTTCTCGGCGGTTTTTCAGGTGAACGGCAATGCGAACGCGACGGGGCAAGTGACGATCAATTTTTCGATCATCAATTAGTAGGGCCGGTCAGAGGTCGATCGGTTTTTTCAAGCGCTCGGATCGTCGGTTGAGCGCACAACTCGAAAGGTAAACAATGGCTACCGAACTTCGCGTCGTACCCGTCGGCGTCCCGCAAGTGTTTCGCGCGCCGCAGGGCCGTTCGTTTCTGGCGATGCCCGCAGGCGGTGTGGGCGGCGGATCGCTGCTGCTGGAATGGTCGCAGGACGGCGTTGTGTACAACGCCGCGCCGCAGGGTGCGTCCGTCAACCCGTACTCGCTGTGCCCGCAAACGCTGGGCATCCAGCAACAGGGCTACGTCCGCGCGACGGCGGCGATCGCAGCCGGCGCGTGCGCGGCATCCGACGTTGCGCAAGTGCAGAATCAATCGCTGCGACAGGACTTGGTTCAGATGATCGCAACGCCGTGGACTTCGCAAGCGGTCGTGACGACGGAGCAAATCATCAACTCGGTCCGCTTCCCGGCAGGAGCCTTGCCGGCGAATTGGTACGCCGAAATGGATTTGGAGTATTCGGCGTCCAACAACGCGAACGTCAAGACGCTCAAGGCGTATTTCGGCCCGACGGGCAACGGCGGTACGGCGCTGGCATCGATGGCGCTAACGTCGTCGCTCAATGGCCGGGCCACGATCGGCGTGCGCGGCGCGGGCGATTTCGTGACGGTCGTTGGCGGATCGGTCGGCGCGGGGCTCGGCACCGGACTCGGCGCGGTCGCGCTGGTATCGTCCACGATCGCGAATTGGGCGCAGGCCGAACAGGAATTTTGTCTCACGCTGACGAAGGCGACGGCGGCGGACGTAGTTACGATCAACCGCGTCTGCACCCGTCTGTTCACGCAATAGCAGCATTGGACAGGCGGCGAAAACGAGACGCGACAGCGGTTGCGCTTTTTTCTGCCGAAGGCGCGATTAGTCAGTCGTTTCGCAAGTAGCCGCCGGTCCATCTTTTGAAGGGGTAGGTTTTCGTGCCGCCAGAACTGAATTTGCCGGGCATTACCGATGCCGGCGTGGCCGCGCCGACGCCAAGCGAGCAACAGCCCGCCGCGCCGGATAACACTTCGGGACAGACGGCGACTCCCGACGCAGGATCGAGCGTATCGACCGTCCCGGCGAACATTCCTGCCGCGCCCGACACTGAACAGCCTGCGGAGGGCGAACAGCCCGCGCAGCCGCGTTCGCGTAGGGATAAACGGATTGAAGAACTGACGACGGACAAGCGCAACCTAGAGCGCTCCGTTGAGCGAATGGCCGCGCAGAACGAAGCGCTGGTAAAGCGAGTGCTTGATGGCTCGATGACGCCAGCAGCAGCGGGAAGGCAGGCCGACGACATTGCTGGGGAATTGGTTGCTCCTGACGAATCCAAGTACACGGATTGGCGTGCGTACAACCGCGATCTGGCACGGTACGAGGCTCGGGTTGAAGTGCAGCAACAGCTTCAACGTGCGGCCCGCATGGCGCAGCAGAACAATCAGGCAAGGCAAACGCAAGTCAATCAGCATCAGCGAGCCGTGGCGACGGAGCAGTTGCACGGCGTACTGGCGACGCAGATGCAGACGGCACTCGCGAAGTATCCGGATTACGTTGACGTTATCGAAGCGGGCGGCGGGAACGAACTGCCGATCAACATCGAAGCGGCGATGGCAGTTACCGGGCACGGCGGCGATATTGCGTACTACCTTGCCAAGCATCCCCATGTCGTGCCGCAGCTTGCGGCTTTGCCTGACGTTGCGCTTGGGCATCAGATGGGCGTCATCGCCAACTATATGCGCTCGCAGTCCGCCGCCATATCCAATGCCCCGCCGCCCGGTCGCCCGGGCGGAAGTCGCGGCGGCGGTCCTGCGGACTACCCGCAGAATGCAACCCCGGAGCAGCATAAGGCTTGGGTTGCAGCGCACTCGCCGCAGCCGCGCAACGCGAAAAGGAATTAGCCGTGCCTAATCAAATCCTCACGCCGGTAATGATCACGAATGAAGCCGTGATCGTGCTGGAAAATCAGTGTAACGGCGTCCGCTTTTTCGATTCGTCCTACAGCGATCAATTCGCGAAAGACGGAGCGAAGATCGGCGCAGTTTTGAACGTGCGCAAACCGGCCCGCTACGTCGGGCGGCAGGGCGCGGTGCTTTCGGTGGAGGATCAGACCGAAACGCAAGTGCCGCTCGTTTTGACGACGCAATTCGGTGTGGACGTTCAATTCACATCGCAAGACCTTACGCTGTCGTTGCAGGACTTTTCAAAGCGCGTGCTGATGCCGCAGATGGCCGTGATCCGCAACCGGATCGACGCCGACTGCTGCCTGCAAGCGCAGAACGTGGCGAATCTTGTCGGCACGCCGGGCACTCCGCCGAACACGCTCGCGATCCTGCTGGGCGTGAAACAGAAGTTGCTGGAAATGGGCGCACCGAACGACGGGCAGCTTTATCAACTGCTCGGGCCTGCCGCGAATACGTCTCTGATCAGCGGGCTATCGACGCTGTTCAATTCGTCCACGCGGATCGCGGAGCAGTACGAAGATGGCATCATCGCCGACGCGGCGGGCCTGAAAATCGCGATCGACCAAAACACGATGACGCAAGTTGTCGGACCGCTGGGCGGATCGCCAGTGATCAACGGCGCGGGGCAAGGGCTGGCGACAGGCTGGGCGTACAGCATGAACTTGCTGGTGAACGGCTGGAACGCCGCGATTGCGCCGCGCCTGAATGCGGGCGATGTATTTACGATCGTCGGTTGTTTCGCGGTCAACCCGCAAAACCGGAAGTCAACGGGCGCGTTGCAGCAATTCGTCGTGCAGGCAAACGTGTCGAGTGACGTTACGGGCGCATCGGTGATCCCGGTTGTGCCGGCAGCGATCTTCGGCGGGCAATTCCAGAACGTGACGGCGAGCCCGATCGCGAACAATGCGATCACGGTTTCCGGCACGGCCAACGCGAACCTTCCGCAAAATCTCGCCTTTCACAAGTCGGCGTTCACGATCGCGTTTGCCGATCTGATCATGCCGAAGGGCGTCGATATGGCGGAGCGTCGCAACTACAAGTCGATCAGCCTGCGCGTGATCCGCGCCTACGATATCAACAACGATCGCTTCCCGTCTCGGACCGACGTACTGTACGGCATCAAGGCCGTCTATCCGGAATTGGCCTGTCGCCTGACGAACTGATTTTGCTCCTGCTGGTGGTTATCCCGGGGGCGCATCGCTCCCGGGTTTTTTCCGAAGGAAATTTGAAACATGGGACTCCCTGAATTGAACAAGCTGTCCGACGCGGAATACAAGCAACTGACGCCGGAACAACTGATGATGTACAACAAGGAAATGCCGAAGATGGACTATGACAATCAGTACAGTCACAAGTCCTATCCGACGGCGCAATATCAGTTGCAGAACAATCCGGACGGATCGAAGCGGCTTGTCTCCGTCGTCGTCGCATCGCCCGAAGCGAAAGCGAAACTGATCGGCGATTGGCGCGACACGCCGAAGGATTGGGGCGTGATCACGCATCCGGGCGTCGATCCGGAGATTATGGACGCCGGCTACGCCTTCAACGTGCCGCTGCCATCGATCGAGGCGGAAGTATCGGAGCCGATCGGGCAAGCGGCGATCGAAGTGCCTGCGCCAGAAGTGCAGGAGCCCGCAGCGGAGCCCGCAGCGGAGCCTGCGCCGGAAGTGCCGAATGGTCCCGCTCGGGCCAAGGCTCGCGGTTAAGCGCGGCGTCGGCGAGCGCGCGTTGGCGTGGGGGCTCGTATTGCCCGCGCCGGATAGCCGCGACTCCTACTGCGGCGAAGTGCTTGCCGCAGGCGATCCGCATCGCGTGCGCAACAAGCGCCTGCCGCTTGAAGTGAAGGCGGGGGACCGCATCGTGTATTCGTCGCGCGTCGATTGCTTCAAGGTCGGCGACGACGACATTGATATTGTCGAAGAAAATTCCGTGATTGGAGTATTGGCATGACGACGGCCAACGACATTATCCGCGACGCCTTCCTGTTCGCGACGATCGGCGATCAGTACAACCCGCAGGATGCGACTTCGCAGAACGGCGCGCTGGGGATGCTGAACAGCATGATCGATGCCTACTCGACGCAGGAATTGACGATCTTCGGTTACACCGAAGGATCGATACCGCTTGCCGTCGGCGTCTCCCCGATTCAAGTCGGGCCGGCGATGGGGCTCAATGTGCGCCCGCCGACGGCGGAAGCGATCACGATCGTTGATACATCGAACGTATCGCATCCGGTCAAGATTATCGGCGTGCAGCAATGGGCCGATATCACATACAAGCCTGCACCCGGGCGTCCGGAGTGTGTTTACATCGATGGCGAAGCGCCGATATCGAATTGGTTTCTGTGGCCGCTGCCGGCGATGCTGGGCGACGTTATGCACGTTTGGTACTGGCAGCAGTTGCCGCAATTCGCAGCGCTCACGAACACGCTGGTCGCGCCGCCCGGGTACGAACTGTTCCTGAAAACGACGCTCGGCGTCATGCTGGCGGCAATGAACAAAAAGGAACTGCCGGCAACGTCGCTGCGCATCGCGCGCAGCGCGAAAGCGGATGCGCGCCGCCTGTCGAATCAGCCGCGCGTGCTGTCGCTCGATGTGCCGATGCCTAGCGCGCCGTGGTTCAATGTCTACACCGGAGGTCCGCTTTGAGCCTTCCGTTCCGCCCGATTCAGGATATCGTCGTGTGCCGCAAGGATCACGCGGAGCGCTTGACGGCGGCGGGCCTGCTGATACCGCACGTTACCGATCCGGATCGCCAGTGGACCGACGATCGCGATATCGCGGAAGTGCTGGGCGCGGGCGATGGCAAGTTGCTCGCCAACGGAATGCGCCGGCCTATGAGTGTGAAGGTCGGCGATCGAATCGTATTCGGCAGGAACAAAGGGCAATCGATCCGCCTGCACGAAACGGACTATTGCGTGCTGCGCGAGGAACACGTTATCGGTCGGTTGACCGCATCCGGCCTTGAGCCGTTAAACGGCGTTGTAATCGCGCAGCCCATTAACGGGGAACGCACGCTCGATTCGGGCGTCGTTGTGCCGCAAAGCGCGGACGATCGGCAGGAAGCGATCGTTGTCGCCGTCGGCCCCGGCGACGTTGGCGACGACGGCGAACTAGAGCCGACGACAGTGCGGCCCGGCGACCGTATCCTGTACAACGCACGCATGGGCGAGCCGTTCCAGCAAGGCGATCGGGAATTGGTCGCGATGCGCGAGTCGCATATCGTCTGCATCGTGGAGCGCCTCAATGGCGGTCCCTGACGGCACGGTTGTTCCCCTTTTCGGCACCGGCTTTTTCCGCAAGTCGTCAACGGTTGTCGCGCAAACTCTAGTCAATCTGTATCGCGAGCCGCAAGTCCCGACGCCCGACGGCACGCCGATGGCGTTCTATGGCACGGTCGGCAAGACGCTGTTTACGGCGATTGGCACGCTCCCCTGTCGCGGCGCGCGCCAAGTCGGGCCGCTGTTTTACTACGCCGTCCACGGCAATACGCTGTACTCGGTCAACACGATCGGAACGTACACGGCGCTGGGAATGCTGTTGAGCAGCAACGGGCGCGTCGATATGACCGACAACGGCGTGCAACTGCTGATCGTTGACGGGCTCGCCGGCTACGTCCTGACGCTCGCGACGAACACGCTCGCGCCGATCGTTGATCCGAACTTCCCGGGCGGCGCGCAAACGTGTACGACGCTCAACGGATACGGCATCGTGGACAACAACGGAGCCAAGCCGGGACAATTCAATTGGAGCGCGCAGTACGATTACATGGTTTGGGACGGGCTGGACTTCGCCAACGCCGAAGGCAATCCGGACGCGCTGGTGCGAGTGTTCGCCAATGCCGGGGACTTGTACCTTTTCGGGACTGTCTCGATGGAGGTATGGTCCCCGTCGGGTGATCAGGCGATATTCCGGCGCGTCGGCGGCGCGGCGATGGAATGGGGACTTGCGGCGGTTTGGTCGCTCGACAAATTCTCCGATACGTCGCTGGTGTTTCTCGGCAAGAACAAGCTGGGCCAAGTGCAGCCCGTTCAAGTCGTCGGGTACACAACGAAGATTTTGGTCGATTCGTCCGTGCCAAGCGGTCCGGACGTTGCCAACGATATCAATACGCGCGTGCCGGCGAGCGCGACCGGGTATGCCTACGTCCGCGACGCGCACACGTTCTATCAACTGAACTACCCGGATCGATCGTACCTGTTCGATTCGCTGTCGAATTCATGGTCCCTGTCGCAAAGCGGGCTGACGCCGGGCCGCGACTCGGGAGAAATTCGGATTGAAGTTTTCGGAACGCCTTACGTCTCCGATTACAGCAATGGGAATTGGTACTCGCAATCCGATCTTGTCTATACCGACAACGGCAATCCGATCCTGCGCGAAATTACCACGCGACACGCGGTTGCGAATTTCGATCCGTTCGCGGTGCATGAACTGTACATCGAGTTTGAGCCGGGCGTCGGGCTCGCCGTCGGACAGGGCAGCAACCCGCAGGCGATGCTGCAATGGTCGAAAGATGGCGGGCGCACCTTCGGCGTTGAAGTGTGGCAACCGATCGGCCTGATGGGGCAATACCTTAATCGCGCCGTGTGGCGCAATCTCGGCATCGCACGCGATTGGGTTTTCCGCCTGCGCGTCACTGATCCGGTAAAGGTCGTCATCGCGAACGCTGCGATGCGCGTGTCATGACAGCGACCGTTCTCCCGATCGATCCGGTTTCGCGCCAGCTAGAGCAGTACAGCAGGGGCGATCAACGCGCGCTGCTGCATCTGCTCAATCAGCTTCGCGCCGGCATACTTGCGGGCGGCGGCGGCGGAACGTCCATCTTCTACAACGTCATGGACTTTGGCGCGGTCGGCGATGGCGTGACCGACGACACGGCGTCGTTTCAGGCAGCGCACGATGCGATGACGGTGCTAGGCGGCGTCGTGTATGCGCCAGCAGGAACGTATGCCATCGCCGGCACGATCACGTTTTCTAAGCCGATGACGTTCCTTGGCGATGGCATGGGCTCGACGATCATCAAGGCGACGGCGGGGACCGGCGACATATTCCTGATGACGGGAGCGCGTCAGCGCTTGACCGGATTTCAAATTCAGGCCGGCGTGCCGCAGACCGCAGATGCTTATGTGCATTACTCCGCTACAGCATCGGGGCAGATGATCGACCATTTTTATCTGGATGGCTGGTTTCGCGGAATCTTGTGGGAAGGCATCGCTAGGCTCTATGCGGATCACGGATACTTGTTCAATGGCGTTACGGCGACAGGCAACGGGATCACGATTCAAACAGGCGCAAACAATGATATTCGTCTAACGTATCTGTCGTTTGACGGTCCGGTTGCGATTGGGGCGCAAGCGGCAATCGGAATTTTCATCGTGCAGGGGACCAACATCATCGTGCAGAATTGCGCGATCCTGCATCATGTAAACGCCATTGCATCCACGCCCGGAAACGGACAGGCAGTTACATCGTTGACGATCAGCGAGTGCATTTGCGACGGATGCGGCACTCGCTCGATCATCCTGCGCCCGATAGCAGCATCGACCGGCGCGATTTCGCGCGTCAGGATCGCCAACTGCCAACTGTCCAACGCCCCGCAGCATGGCATCCTGCTCGACTCGCGCGGCGGCACGATAAACAACGTCGATATTGTGAACGTGCAGGCGTTCAACAATACGCTCGACGGAATTCAGCTACTAGGATTCGGCACCTTGAAAGACGTAAACATTCTCGGCGGTGCATTCTCCAACAACCGAGACGGCATTCGCGTCGGGGACGGCGTAACCGGCGTAACGGATTTTGCGGTGCATGGCATTCGTGCGACAGGAAACACTGGATGGGGGATCAACGTAACGCTCGCGGCCTGCACCAATTATCGACTGCTCGACAACGACGATCGCGGCAATACGGCAGGCCCGATTCAGGACTTGGGCGTTGTGCCAAAGATCGTGGCGAACAACCTATGACAGCGCCGCCATTCGATCAGACGGTGGACATGGGCGCGGACGGCAATACGTTTCTTGTGGATGCGTCGCAGCCGCACGGATTCAGGTTTGCCGCTCCGGCTGGGGGATTGGGCGGCGCAATGACGAAGATCGGACAGGTAATTTGTACAGCAGGGCAACCGCAAGTCGCCTTTGCGTCCACCGTTGGCCTGCCGTGGACGCAATTCACATCGCTGCGCGTTACCTTTCAGGGACGCGACACGCAAAATTCGGGTGCGCTTGTCTGTCGTGTCATCGTTAATGGAGATAACGTAACGACGAACTACAGCAATTCATCGCAGATGGCCGGAAGCGGTGGTACGCCAACCGGAACAAGTATTGCGCCGACAGCGGCAGGCGCGGCGATATGCGAAATTCCGGGCAGCAACAGCGGCAACAATTATGCGCAGGGCGTCATTGATATTATCAATTCCTATACGCCGTCAGGTTTTTGGAAAACATTTCAATCCGACTGCATGGAGGTCGTCGGGGCCAGCGTGTTCATTATCAAGTACGCTTTCCTGTACAAGCCCGCTGGCGGCGGCGCTCCCCCAGTGACCAATTTGAATTTCAATGCGGGCGGCGTTGGCTTTGCCGCTAACATGGCTTGGACTCTATACGGCATTTCATGACAACGCTCGCCGATCTGTTGAAGCCGCAGTACACGCCCGGATTCGGAGCGGGGCCGGCGACCGGGCTCGATCCGGCGATCGCATCGCAACTGTTTCAGTACGTCGGCAAAAGCGATGCCGATACGCAACTGCTCGATCCGAAGGTGAAGCAACAACTGATCGACGCTGGCCTGCTGCAATCGATCACGGAAGGCGGCGCGGAAGGCGGCACGCCACAACAATTCTACGAACTCGGAGCGAATGCCCCGACGAATTTTTCCGGCCACATTTCGCACGTTGACTTAACTCCGGAAGCGCAGCGCCTTGTCAGCCCTACGCAAGCCGAAGGCATGGGGCAAAAGCTATTCAATCCGAATCTCGTAGCGCATGATTCGCTTTTCGGCGATCTGACGATGCAGGGCAACATCGATCCGAACGAATCGACGTTCAGCAAGATCGGTTGGAAGATTGCGCCAATGATCCCGATGGCATTGGCGGCGATTATGTCGGGCGGCGCGCTCGCGCCATTGCTCGCATCCATGCCGGAAGCGGGCGGTGCGACAGCAGGCGCGATGATCGGCGGGCAAACACTGTCCGACATTGCGGGCGGCGCGATCGCGCAGGGCGGCGCGGCGACGGCGAGCGATCTTCTATCCGGCCTGCCGTCGTGGATTTCAAGTCAAGTGCCGGGCGCAGTAAGGGGCGGCATATCATCGCTCCCGGGCAATGACGGCAAATTCAATCCGCTTGGCACGGCGCTGTCGATCGGCAGCGCGGGGCTCGGACAGCTTGGCGTGCCGTCGTGGATCACGCCGGCACTTATGGCGGCGATGCAGGCGAACAAAAATCCGGTCGGCGCTGGCGTTTCGCTTGCGCAACTACTTGGGCGGGGAATGTCATGAGCAACGGCGACGACAGCGATCCTTTTGGCGGCGGCGTAGGTTTTCAGTACGGCGATGGCGGCGGTATGACGCTAGACCAGCAACTTGCCGCGCTCGGCTTTGATCCGTCAACGCTGAACGGCGATCCGAATGCGCTCAATCTGAATTTCCCGACGACGCAAACATCAGGCGTCGGCGGCGTCGGCGGCGGCGGGCTCAACGAATTGTTCAATACGGGCGGCGTCAACGGCGTTGGCAATCTGTCGGATGCGGAAGTTGGGGAACTGATGAAGCAAATGGGCATGACGGTCCCCGGTCCGGACGGCAGCGGCGGCGGCGCGGGCGGCGGGCTGGGCTCGATCCTGAAAGCGCTGGGGCTCGGCGGCGGCGCTGACGGCGGCATGAACTGGCCGCTGCTTATGTCGCTGCTCGCTGCTGGCGCTGGCGGCATCATGAACAAAAACGCAACGTCGAAGGCGACCGATCAAATCCTGTCATCGATCAAGGATGCGAATACGCAAGTCGGAAACATTCTCGGCCCGGGCGGCGGCGCGCAGCAATCGTTGCAACCGTACCTTGCGGGCGGCGCTGCGGCGATGCAGGCCGCGCCCGGGATGATTTACAAGGCACCCGGCGCGCAGTTTAGCGGGCCGATGGATGCGCGCGTAAGTATTCCGCCGATTTCGCTTTCGGCGATTATGAAAAGAGGTCGCTAATCATGCCTGCACTCAATCAGATTTTGCGTCGGTATCCGTACCAAAACGGAGCCAATAATCCGAACACTGGCGGACTGCCGCAGTATGCGCCCCCGCCCGGCACTGTTCCGCAAGGGGCCGTACCAAGCGGAGTGACGCTGCCGCCGCCAAATACAACTAATCCGCCGCCCGGCTATCGCTACGCCGATCCCGGCATTCCAGCAGCGCCCGACAACATGGCGGCGTGGTTTGGCTCGATGGGCGGACCGCAATTCAATCCGCTCGCGCCGACAAATCATACATACGCGGCGAATGATTGGCGCAACCCGCAAACTTTTCAGGGACTTCAAGCGGGCATGGCGGGCATGGACCCCGCGCAGAAATATCTCTATGCGATGGCGAATCGAATTCCCGGCGCGAGCGCGGGCCTGACAGCGGGACAAATGGGCGTCGCGGAACAGGGATTGCACGGCTACACAATGGACCCGCGCACCGGGCAAGTTACCGATATGAACGGTCAGCCGGTCGATCCAAGCCAACTGCTCAACATCATGAATACGAACATGGGCGGCACCGGGCAAATCGGATCGGAAGCTGATAGTCAATGGCGACTCGGGCAAGCCGGAACTTACAACCCCGCGCAATTCAATCCGGTCGATCAGGGGTTGCCCGGCACGGCGGCGGATCGCCGGCAGGCCGCGATCGCCGCAGGCGGCGGACCGGGCACGAATCGCGGCGCATGGAATACCGGCGATTGGGGCGGCGGCGGGCAGGCGCAGCCGCAGCAGTTGGGCGGCATGGGGAACAATCCGGCCTACGGCGACAGCATGATCGGCATGGGCGGCGGCGGGCAAGGCGGCTGGACGATCGGCCCCGACGGCATGATGACGCCAAATCCCGGGCAGCAGGCGAGCATGAATCCGTATGCCGTGCAAAATTATCTCGATCCATCGATGGCGTTTCAGATGCAGCAGGGATTGCGCGGGCTCGGATCGAGTGCATCGGCTGGCGGGCAGACGTACAGCGGGAACACGTTGAAGGATATTCTCGGGTACTCGCAAGGGCTCGCGTCAACCGATTACGGCAATGCCTATCAGCGCGCGATGCAGGATCGGACCTTCGGCTACGGCGTGCAAAAAGACACGCAGACGATTCCATTCCAGCAGCAGATGCAACTGGCCGGGCTCGGGATGCAGGGCAACGTGATCAACGCGGACCTATCGAAGTCGCTCGCCGGCCTGCTGTCGGCGAACACGATCGCGGGCGGGCAGGCGGCGGGCGCGGGCACGATCGGCGGCAACAATGCGCTGACGGGGATGCTGTCGCAAATCTTCGGCGGATTGCAGGGCAATCAGACGTTGCAGCAAATTCTGGCGCGTTATGCCCCGCAGGGTACGACGCCGGCAGCAACGACAGCGTAGGATCAGACCATGCCTGATTATTCTTTTCTGCTCGGCGCGAAGCCGGTCGATATCCCGAATCCGCTCGACGTTGCGGGCAAGGGCGCGACGCTCGCTGATCTGTTGCAGCGCGTGCAGGGCGGGCAATTCGCGTTGCAAAAGCAGCAGCAGATGGCCGCAGCGTATTCCGATCCTGCCGTGCTGGCCGCATTCTCGCAGATGGGACAAGGCGGCGCTGGCGCACCGGGCGGCGCTGGCGAATTCGATCTTTCGCCGTTCGCAAAATACAACGTCGCCGCGCCGGAATTGGTGCAGCAGGCGTTGAAAACGCGCAAGGAATTCGCCGACATTGCCAAGACGAAAGCCGATACCGCCGAAGCGCAGCGCAAGGTGCTTGATGCGCAGCTTGTGAACCTTGCCGATTGGTCGAACAAGGCGAAGGAAAACCCGACGCCGCAAACACTGATGGGATTCGCTCGGCAATTCAAGATGACAAATTTGCCCGAAGATTTTTTCGGCCAAATGCCCGATCCGGGAGATATGGAAGGCTGGAAAGCATATCTCGGTCAAGCGGGCTCGATCCTCACAAGCGAAACGCAGCGTCAGGAAATAGTTAAATCGCAGACGATGACGCCGCTTGAAGCGGCAGCGTCGCGTGCGGGCACGGCGAAAACGTGGGCCGAAGTCGGACAGATGCCCGCCGAATTGCGCGTCAAGCAATCGCAAGCGGCGAGCGCAGCGATGCAGGCCGCGACGCATCAGGCCGATGTATTCGGGCCGAAGATTTCCATCAGCGAAGTAACCGGAATGCCGGTTGCGGAAAGGCGGTTTGGCCCGGGCGGTCCGTCGGTTACTCCGATCGCTGGCGGCACTGGCACAACGGACGAAACGCCGTCGCCGCCGCCGTCGCCGCAGATGAAACTGACGCCGACGCAGGCCGCAATGGTCAAGGCGCAGGGGCCGGTACTCGACGCATCAACCCAAGTCATCGGCCAAGCGCAGCGCATCCTGACGCTGGCGACTCCGCTCAAAGCGCTTATCGCAAGCGGATACAACGGGCCGCTTGCGGCGAGCCCGTTGGGCCGGCAATTTCTGGCGCAGGCATCGGCGTCCGGACTTGTCTCGCAGGAAATGCAGGACAAATGGGCGAACAGCAAGGCGTCGGAAGTTTTCTCGCAGGATATGCTGGGCGCGATCATCAAGGAATTCGGCAACCGTGGCGGCGTCGCGATCGCGAGCGTTGCGGCACTCGGCAAGCCGGGGCTGGAAAACAATTTGCAGTCCCGCATGGCGATGGTAAACGCGATCGAGACGGACGCAACGAATTCGTTGAAGATGCACGCGGCGAAAATCAAATATATGCGCGATCATCCGGACGATCCGCTCGCGACCGACTTCAAGCCGCCGATGGCAGGGACAACGGCAATCGCAGGGAAAAAAACGCTCGGTGCAATTCCGACGCAGGCTGTTCAGTATTTGCGGGCGCATCCGGAAGCGCGGGCTGACTTCGATGCCAAGTACGGAGACGGCGCGGCGACGGTGGTACTCGGGAAATAAACATGGCCGACAACGTATTCGATAAATTCGATGCGCCGGCTTTCAACCCGGCGAAGGGCGGCGGCACGCTGCAATTCGGTCCGTTCGATACCGGCATTCAGACGTCAGAGGACGTTCAGAATTATCTGGCCGGCGCTGGAAAGTATTTCAGCGATACCGGCGTCGGCATCAAGCAGGCGTTGATCGATTATCTCGCGAAGGGCGAGACGCCGCCGCCGCCGACTCTGAGCGGCGTCGTGACGGGCAAGCAACCGAAGGGTTATTTTTCCGACTTGGCGGAAAAGTCGCGCGCCGAATTCGATGCGACCAAGGCACGCGACAAACCGCTGATGGATACGGGCGCGGGGCTCGCCGGCAATATCACGGCAGCGATCGCGCCGTCGTTCATGCTGCCCGCTGGCGGCGCAACGCTTATCCCGAAGCTGATCACGGCGGCAGCAGCAGGCGGCGCGCAGTCCGCCGTGCAGCCGGTAGGGACCGACGACAGCAGGGGACTCAATGCCGCCATTGGCGCGGCGCTGGGCGTCGGCGGGCAGTCGGCGGCGAGCCTTGTCGGCGCGATCGCGAACGGTGCGAAGAATGGCGCGGACGCTGCACGCGCAGCGGCGTACAAATGGGCGGCGGATAACGGCATCGATCTGACGCGCGGGCAAATGTCGGGCAACAAATTTACGATGCTGATCGAGAATGTCCTTTCGTCACTCCCGGGCTCGCGCGGATTCTATGCGCGTTCCGCGAAGCAGCAACAGGAAGGGCTCGATCGCGTGATCGGCAAAATGACGATGGAGGGCGAATCCGGATCGGCGCTGCAACAGGCCGGCGCTGGCAGAACGTGGACAAGCGATCAGCCGTTCATTACCGAAATGCAGAATATGCCATCGCAATTCAACTTGCTCGCGGGCGGGCTCAAACCGAAGGGCGCGATCGCGACCGGCGCGGAGTATGCGGGCGGCAGCGCAGCGGCCCCGCCGCTGGTGGGCGGAAGGCCGGCGTCGCCGCAAATGCTGGCGGCGCTGCGAGCGCAGGGCGTGGAGATTCCGGGCGAGCAATCGCTGTTGCCGCTCGGTGCGACGATGCCGATGGTCGGACCCAAAGGGGACTTCAACAACTATCAGGCGATCCGATCGCAACTCGGCAAGCTGTCATTCGGTGCTGCCGAAGCGAGCCCCGAATCGGCAGGCTACAGCGCAATGAAGGATGCGTTTGATGCGGCGGCAGAGCGATCGATGGCGGCGCAGGGCGTTGATCCAAAGCTGATGGACACGATTCGCGCATCGTACAAGACCGACAAGTTGCTGCGCCCGGCTGGAACGATCGGTGCGGAGGGTGACGTTACCTACAGCGCCGCGAAGGTTGCGACCGCGATCAACAAGGCCGCGCAGAAAAACAATCTGACGGGACTGCACGCCGACGATCTGCTGCAAGTCGCCAACTTCGCGCGCTCGATCAGGCCGACGAACACAAGCCAAACAACGGAGCATGGTCTTGCAGCAAAGTTGGCGACGCTCGGACTGCTCGGAGAAATGGCCGGCGAAAGGGCGACGGGGCATGATGATCTAGTCCCGGGCTGGATGAAGATCGGGGCCGGCCTTGTCGCTGCGCCGTGGGCGGTCAACAAACTTGTGCAGGGTACGCGCGGCGGCGTGCCGTGGGCCCGCGATCTGCCGCCGCAAGTCGGTACGTCCCTGTCGCAATTGCTGCGCGGCATACTGCCAGCGCTCGCGATCGGCGAAAGCGGGCGATGACGACGGGCGTTGCGATCGCGATCGCGATTCGCCCCTTCGCATTGCTGGCGGGGCTCCCGCTGCTATGGCTCGCGAAGCGTGCTGTCTGGAATCGGATGCGGCCCGGCAGGATGCGCCGCATTCTGTTTACCGAATTGTGGTGAAGGGATAAACGATGGTCGCAGCCGTAGGGTTTTACCCGCGATTCAAGTCCACGATTCCGGCGACCGGCCTGCCGAATGTCGGCGGCACCGTGCAATTTTTCGCGGCGGTAACGTCAACGCCGCTGCCGGTGTACAGCGATGCGACGTTGACCGTGCCGCTCGCGAATCCGCTCACGCTCGATGCGAACGGCGAAGCGCTGTTCTATACCGGCGTGGGCGTTGCGTACAAGGTAACGGTGCGCGATCCGGTTGGCACGCTGATCTGGACCGAAGATAACGTCATCTTCGGCGGCGGCAGCGGATCGAGCGTTGTCACGGCGGGCGGGGAATGGGTGCAGTTTTCCGGAACGCCGACGTTCATCAACGCAACGTCATTCTCCGTCGTCGGCGATCAGACAGCGACGTTCACTGTCGGGCGCAGAACAAAGTCCACTGTCACGGCGGGCACGGCATACGGTACGATTTCGTCTGCCGTATTCTCGCTCGGTAACACGGTCGTTACGCTGCTCAATGATGTTGGCAGCGCGCTCGATTCCGGGTTGTCCGTCGTGCAAGTCGGCGTACTCGATCCGGCGCATATCTCGATGCCGAATTACAGTACCGCGATCCGCAAGAATTTCCTGACGAATGGCGCGATGCTTATTTCGCAGCGATTCGGAAATGCCAATCCGCAAACGATCGCGGCAGCGCGTGCGTACCACGTTGACCGCTGGCAAGTGCAAAGCGGCGCGGGCGGCAGCGCGGTCGTGCAGCAAATCGGCACCGTCAATTTGCTGAACGGGTTTCCGTTCGCGTTGCGCGTGCAGCGCACGGCGGGCAATGCTGCGGTAACACCGATCCAGCTTGCGCAAAGTCTGGAAACCGTTGATAGCGTTGCGCTCAATGGCATCAATGCGCTGATATCGTTTTGGGCACTCGCTGGCGCAAACTACTCTGCCGCTGGCAGCGTCCTCAACGTGCAAGTCGTTACGGGTACGGGCGTCGATCAGAACGTGCTGGCCGGATATACCGGCGCGTTCGCCAACATCAACGCGAATATCGTACTCGGCCCAACGTGGCAAAAATTCCAGACTCCGATCTTCTCAATTCAGAGCGCAGGCGCGCAGGAACTAGGCGTTGTGTTCACGATGACGCCGGTTGGCGTCGCTGGCGTCAACGATCTGTTTCAGATTACCGGCATTCAATTGGAGACTGCGCCGCTCGGCAGCGCAGCGGTCGCGGCGAGCGACTTCGATCATCGCCCGATCGCGGAAATGCTCGCGCGCTGCCAACGCTACTACGAAAAAAGTTTCAATCAAGCGCTCGTTCCGGCGCAAGGCGCAGCGGTGTCGGGCGCGTTCACGTTCCCGGCAACAAAGGCCGGGGCCGTGGCCGCTGTCGCGCCGTGGGTGCAGTTGCTTGTGGCGAAGCGCGGGCTCGCGACGTTCCCGATTTTCTACAATCCCGTCGCCGCCAACGCGCAAGTGCGAGACGTTACGGCGGGCGTGGATTGCACGGCTGTTGCGCTCGGCAACGGCAGCGAGCGCGGATTCTATTTCACCTTTACGGGCAACGCGGCGACCGTTGTTGGGAACACGATGCAAGTGCAATGGTCCGTCGAGACTGAGTTGTAACGGGAGGTTTTTCAACCGCAGTACAACGAAAGGAAATTGTATGCAACCGTTTCTCGCAATGATTACGCCGCTCGCCGACTCCGTACCGCCCGAAGGCGGCGGATCGCCGCCGCACCCCGACGCGGGCCTGCCCCTGTTCCCATTCCATCCGATCGTTGTCCCGCCCGGTGGCGCGTGGCCGAAACCGCCCGGTGGTATCAAGCCGCCCGAAGGCGGCGGCGAGCCCCCGCACCCGGATATCGGCCTGCCGCTGTTCCCGTTTCACCCGATCGTCGTACCCCCGGGCGGATCGTGGCCCGACGTTCCGGTAGTGCCAGAGCGCGAGCGCAAATTCGGCTATATCTGGCTCCCCGAAAGCGGATGGACGCTCGTATCGCTTGTGCCGATTCCGGCACCCAGCAAGTAGGCTGATTTTTTTCCGGGAAAAAAGGGGGAACGATGGACTCCGAACCGCTGCTGCGATTGCTCTCGATGCTCACGCAAGGCGGGCGCGGACAGGCGACAGCCGGCCCCATTGCTCCCCCGACAGCCTTACCGCCCGACTATGCCGCCCGGCAACTGATGGGCGCGGGGATGCTCGGCGCGCCCCTTGCGCAGCGTCAGGCGCAGCTTGCCGATCCGACGGCGATCGCAGCGGCCTTGCAGCAGGCGCAGGGCGCAGCGCCGGCAGGCGGAGCCCCGCAGGCTATCCCCGGGATGCCGCCGCCCGGGGGCTCGTTCTATCGGTCCGATGACCCTAGCACGATGGACCCAACGCAACTGATGGCGTATATGCAGGCGCACGGCATCCAGAAACCGAAAAGCCAACTCGATCAGTTGATCGATTACCTTGCGAGCGCAACGAGCGCTGCCACGGCGAGCGCGAAGGGGAAGCAATGAAACTCAAGGACGATGTTGCGAAGCTGGAACAGAAAGCGCAGCCGGTGCGCGAATGGATCGCGCAGAATCAAGTCGCGTTTTGGGCGGCGATCGCCGCCGTGATCGTCGTCGGCGTAGTTGCCTACGCGATGATGCGCGTTACGGCTTGAGTGCTTTCCCGAAAAATCCGGAAGGTGATCGTTGCAGCGTCGATCGCGATCGCGATCGGAGCGATGACAGCGCTTGTGCTGTTCGCGATCTATTTCGGGCCGTAGCGTAAGCGAGCAGGACGCAGCCAATCGGCACGGACCAAGCGAAGGCGATCAGCAGCGCGGCGATTCTCACGTTGGCGGCATCCAAAGTTTGCGCTTCGGTTTGCTGTCCGGATCGCGAAGTTGCAACCCCTTGACGATGCAAATCGCGGCACCGATGCCGGCGACAAGCGCCACGGCAAGCCAAGCGTACATCGCCACTGTCATATCAACGCTGCTCATTTGCTGCGCTTGCGATTGAGACGATCGACGTAAGACCGCACCCGCTCCGCATCCAGCGGATGCACCCAAAACTGCCGCAGAACGTAGCCGCGTTCGCGCATCCTTTCGCGTTCGTCCTGCTTCCGTTCAGCGGCAGTCTTTGGCATTGCTATTTCCGACGACGTTGAAACGCGAGCCCAGCGAGCAGGCCCGCACCGATCAGCGCGATCGGCAACGGCTCGGGCACGGTGATAACTGGCGTGATCGTCAGCCCGCCGACTTGCAGCGTCAGATTTTCGCTTACCAGCGCGCCCACCTTGCCATCTTCGGTATCGACGTAGCGCGCCTTGACGACAGAGCCAAGCGGGATCGAGCCAACTAGATCGCCGTTGAGTACGGTAACGCTGAATTCCCACACCAGCACACCGCCAAGCGCCACGCCGGGCGGATTGGTGATCGGATCGAACGGCGCAATGGCGTTGAAGTCGGCGCACATGAAACCGCTTCCCGCGCCGCTGCAACCGTCGTTGTTAATGCCGCCGTCAATCTCGGTCCACGCCGCCGCGCCGCCCGGCGCTGCGACGATCGAAGCATCGACAAAGCTACTCGATACCTTGATGGCTACATCATCGAGCCACGTTGAAGCAAGCGGCCCGCCGTTGTAGGTTGACGTATCGATACCGAGAAAGATCAGGAAGGTTTGCGTCAGCGGATCGGCGTCGGGCTCGGCGCTGCCGCTGAACGCCAACTGATAGCGTGCGCCTTGACAAGTGCCGCAGTCCGAATCCGGCCCGCCGATAGGATCGGCGCGCACGCCGAATGCGATCGCGGCGAGCGCGATCAGTGCAAGGTATTTTTTCAAGTGCGATTCCCCTTACGCTGTCCGACATAGGCGAGCCCAAGCAGGCCCAGCCCCATAAGCGCGAGCGTGCCCGGCTCGGGGACCAGCGCTGCGGAGAACGTGCCCGACACTGACGAATCGAACGCCGCGATCGTAGTGCCATCAACCGAGACGGGCGGATTGACGTTGGCGAACGAAAACGACAGTCCGCGCGGCAGGCCCAATTCGGTGATCACATCGCTGGTGAACGTCAGCGCTCCCGGGGGCATCGCGCTCGACATGGTAAGCGACGCGCCGCCTAGAAAGCCGAAGGTCGCACCGCTGAACACGCCCGACAGGCAGTTGCCGGCACCGCAGAGTGCGCTGGTGATCGAGAACGTACCATCGAAAGGCTCAACGACGCCCAGCGGCCCGACTTGCGCGGGCCCGGTGCTGATCGCATCCAGATTGAGCAGCGCTTGGAACGGCACGGCGGGGCTGTTCGCCTCAATCTCCGTGACCGTGATAGCGATATCGGTCCCGGTGATTTCGGTCGTTGTCCCGTCGTCGGTCGCGACGATGGTATCGCCGCGCAAATTCTGCCCGAACGTCAGGATAACGTCGGCGCGGGCGGGCAGGGCCAGCGCGACGATCAATGCCAGTGCGAACAGCCGAAGCGTTTTCATCGAATCCCCTTGGTGAAGTTGAGCGCTCTGCCGGGCGCGCCCGAAGGGCAAGCAAGTCGCGGGCCGGCATTGAAAATAAAGGAAAATGCCGCCCGCTCCCTGCCTTGCTGTAAAGTTATCCGACAGCCTGCACCTTCCGGGCCTTCATAAACCCGGGCTCAATGCCGGCCAATTTCCTTTCTTCGGCGATGCGCCGACCATGCCTACTGCGCAATTTCTTTGTGATTGAATCGCGCTGTCTGTCGATAACGGACAGTACCGCGCTCGGCAGAATTGTTCGCACCGAGCCCTGCGCGCTCACTTGCGTAACAAACGCCGTTACGCTTTCGTCTGTTCGCACCGTCTGGATGATGTAGGTAGTGGCGTTGCCGTAGAAGTCGATCGCCTGAACTACGGCGGGTTTGGTGTGCGCTCCGTTTGGCAGTCCGATCATGCCCGACAGCATTTTGTCGAACGGATCAGACGAACGGGATGCCGTGACTTTATGCTCGGCTCTGTTGTACATCTGCTGCTGCGAATCATCGTTCATGTTGCGCTCCAAATGACCGTGGCCCTATTGCCACAACATCATTATATCATCGTGACATTTCACGAATTCGGAATGTACGGAAATTCGCGTTTCAAGATTTGTGCCACGATCGCAGCGTCAACAACTTAGCGATCCGACGAACGGCAGAACGGGCGTTTTCACGTTTTCAGTTGTCGCCAGCAATCGCACGGAATGTACGCGACCAAATTAACATCGCGTCGATCGTTGCGATCGTTGCGACCTTTGATATCCAACCGAACGCGACCGATGTGCTGCGCTGGCTCGGTCCACCAGCGTTGCGCGCGGAATCCGAAGCAAAGGAAAAACGCTAGGCCGTGCGCCTGCGCTTCGTTGATCCCGGCTTCCAATTTGTTCACGCTCAACAGAACGCTTGGGAATTGTCCGAAGTCGTGATCCCTTGCCTTCGTCTCGGCGAGCCCGATGCGGCGCTCCGCTCCGAAGATATCGTAATCGATCGCGTCCAGCAGTTGACGACGGACAAAACTGATGCGCCATGCCTTTGCAAAGTCGATCGCGATCGCATCTTCGGCGCGTCGCGTATCTTCCGTCTCGCGGATCATCAGTCAACGCCATCGGGGCCGGTGATCGCTTCAACGTACACCGAATCCGGATACTTGCTGATCTTCCGGTACTCGGCGGAGAACAAATCCGCAGCTTCCCGAACGTGATATTTTCGGGACACAACCGCAGGCTCGGATTTTTCCTTCGTTTGCGCTCGCACTTGCCAGCCTTTGACGACGATCTTCATTTCGGCTCGCCTTCCAGTACCTTGTTCGCGGCGGCAATCAAATCCTCTACCATCTTAACCGCCGTCGCGTGCCTCACGCCGCGCGGCAGCTTCACGCGAACGCCGTCCTCAATGTGCCCCTTCGTCAGATACAGGATGACGGTTGTAACATCGATGATCTTGTATGTCAGTTTCATTTGTTTGCGTCTCGCCAGAGTGTGCGGATCAGCGCGGCGCATCCCTTCGCCCACGGCGTTCCCTGACGATCTAGCGAGCCAGCGTAGGCGTCAACGTCCGACTGCGAAACCGGATCGGGCAGCAGAGCAGCGCGCTCGGTTGCTAGGACCGCGCTAGCGATCAGCGCAGCAGCATCGATCGGCGCGCGGCAATTCGGACATACAGGCTCCGTCGGCAGCGGATAGCCGCAATGCTGACAGTGTTCTTCGTCTGACATTGCGGCCATCGCTTTCTACAGAACGTCAACGACAACTGCCGCATCATTCGGCGGCGGCATCGTGATCGAGTTATGATCGAATGACTGTTCCCATGCGGCGTAGTCCCCCTTGCCGCTCGGGTAGTAGCCCCACACGAAACCCTGACCCCCGGACTTGACCGGGCCGAACAGCGCCCCCTGTCCGTACTGCCCAAACTTCGTGAAGTAGCCTTTGATCGCTTCGCTTCCGTCAACGATCATCAGCGCTTCAAACGCGGCGTCCTGCGGCGAGCCAGTACGATTGTGCAGGGCGAGCCATGCGTAAGCTACGCGCTGATCCTTTTCCTCAATGCGACGGAAGCGTGCGAGCCCGGCTTGCTGATCCGGTGTTAGATCGTCCAGCTTCGGATTCGGCTTGCTCGGTTTTACGGGACGTTCCGGCTTGTCGGGCGGATTGATTGGCAATTCGCCCTTCGCATCGGCTTTCGCTTTCGCTTGGCGTTCCTCTTCTCGCTTTTGCGCTTCCGCTTCATCTTCGATCGCTTGCTGATGCGCTGTTTTCTGATTCATTTTCCCCACTCCATTTTGAACGTACCGGCAACGCGGGCCGGCCCCGCTATCGAGCCTTGCGGCTCGCTCAGAAGATGGTACACGCGCCCCGATCCGACAACGACGACGGGACGGATGCCGAAAGCCTCACAGAGCGACGTAGCATCAAAGCGCTTCGGCCCGCGATCCCCGGTAGCGTTGCGAAGGTACTCGCGCCCGTAGTCGGTAAGAATGTTGAAGTGCGAATTTTCCCGGTCAACTTGCAAATACCCGGCGCTTCGCATCGATTGCAGCTTGGCCGCTGCGCTGAGATAACTGATGCCGAATTGCTCCTGCAATTCGCTCGCCGTGACCTTGCGGAATTCGACCGCACGCTGCAACGCCCATTGCCGCGCCAGAAAATCAAGGCGCTTTTTCATTTCAAGTCTCCAATTCGATCTTGCGCAAGCGGCAGGCGTCGCGCAGCGCTGCGAATTCGGGCGGACCAAGTTGCGCCTTGTCGCCCATAGACAGCGCAACGTCCACGGCATCATCGTTCAATGCCTGTCCGACCATCGTAAGCAACTCGGCCAGCGTCGGCGCGGCGACGGCAGGCTTCGGATTGGCGCGTGCCGCCGTGCGGGCCTGCAACGCCTTGAACGCTTCGTCCTGCGTCATTTTCGGCTTGGGCGGCGGCGTCTCCGCTGGCGCTGGCGTTGTCTGCTCGACGGCGGGCGCTGGCGTTTCCGGCCCGGGCGCAGCTTCCGAAGTTTTTTCCGGCTCAGTTGTGGAATCGGCAACTTCGCCTTCGATATCCGCGTTGATCGCGGCCAGCTTGCCGGTAGGCTTGATCGGTACGATGCGCTCGCCTTCAAGAATGCGCTCCGCTTCATCTTCGTCATAGATGCCGGCGAATCCGAACGCCATGCGAGCGCATTGGATCAGCGCCTTGTGGCGCAGCATACGCGACGGATGCGAGCCCCACGGCCCGGTCCCCCGGTAGCACTCCGACAGGAATTCGCGCGCCTTCGTCGGCTTGCTGCGATCCTTGCGATAGATGACCGCTTCGATCCATTGCGGCGAGCCTTTGTGCTTGTCCCCTTCGGCGGGCGGGCCGTATTCAAACTCGACGCCATCATAGGCCGGTTGCTCGTTGATAATGCGAATCCAGCCGTCAACGGAGACGACAGGGATGATCGCGCCGTCTTTTTCAAACGCGAAGATTTCCCGGGTAAACGGATTCAGCTTGTGCTGATCCGCAACTACCATGACGGCGGCGACTTGCGCGTTCGTCGCTTCCTTGCCATTCGGCAGCTTGAAAACCGTAGCCTTCAAGGTTTTCCAGAGCGCTTCCTGATCGATGCCAAATCGAGTCGCGAGACGCGCGACAAGTAAGCGCTGCTCGCCCTGCAATGTTGCAACTGCCGGTGCGTTTTCCATGCGACTCCCTAGAGTTTGATCGCCCACTTGGGCAAGTCGATCGTGATAATTTTGTCCCCGTAGCCTTCCCATTTCCCCTTCGCTATCGCATCGCGATAGCGCGACATTGCTTCGTCCATTTGGCGCAGACCATAGACGATCGACGCGCGGCCCAACTCGTACACCGCTACGGCGTGCGGCGGCTCGGATTCAACGACGATCATCGCGAAAAATTCCGGCGTCTCATTCAAAACCGCTTCGTACCCGTTCAGATAGTGCGCCCCGGGAAGGTGATAGGAGAACGTCGCGCAGGCCCGGGCGAATTCATCCGGCCCCGCATCCTTCGCAGTCTTTACATCGCTGACGCCGCCTAGACTGATCGCATCGAGTCGCGCCTTGCACGGTACGTTGTATTGCTTGTCCTGCCAGAACAGGGAGACTTCGGTTTTCGCACCCTGCAATAGTCGCTTGCCTGCCGGGCTCGCGCGCACGGCGGCGATGCACGCTGCGGCGCGATCGTGTTCGTCATTGAGCAGGATGATCTGGCCTTGATGCTGCGCGGCAAATTCGTCGTATGCCTTGCCGCGTTTGCTGGCGAAGTCGGCGCGCACAACGCAAGTATCGTATCGCTCGGGCTCTAGGACGCCGCAATGCACGGCGGTCCCGAATTCCATTTGCGGCGTCGGATCGTTAGGCGTCTCGCGCATCAGCTTGTAGTGCATCGGCGAGCGGAGAATCTTTTTCGCTCCGCTCGCCGACATTGCTTCGTGCGCGTGATACGCCTCTGCCGGAAGGCCGTAGTAAACGCCGTCGGCAAACAACTCGGGGAGTGATTCGGCGGTATCAGTCATTTGCAATCGCCGCGAGAATGATCGCGACGATGCCGATCGCCAAACCGTACAGGAACAGTAGCATCAGTCCGTCTCCGCCGTTGCATCCTGCACGATAAATTTGCCGGCATACTTAATCAAATGATCCTGATCGGCAACCGGCGCTTCGTAAATCTTTTTGGTATGAAAGCGAATCGCCTGCGCTTCGCTAGTCGCCCGGATCAGCGCAACCGGCTCGCCGTTTTCAAACAGGATGCGAACGTGCGCCTTGCGCGGCTTCGCTGCCGACTGCTGCACGATTTCCGACGCGGGGATTACAATTTCTTCTGCCATGTTGCTTTCCTTCTCTGTAAGGTGGACGGGACGCGACGACGATCCCCGCCATTGGAGACGCCAATCGCCGCGCGAAGGTGATCGTCCCCGGTCCCGTCCGTTGAAAAGTTACCGCTGCGTCAACAGCCAGTTATTGCCCAGCAACCGCACCGATCGAATCCACTTCCGACGATGCGATTGCACCCTGCGCCATGACATTCCCCGCAGCAGCGGATGCGCGGTCCGCGCCCATTGCCGCAACTCCTGATCCGACAGCGTAGACAGATAGGACGGCGGACGCGGGCGCGGCCATTCCTGTTCGGGTGATAGTCGCATCAATGCACGCTCGGGCCGCTGCCCGGTTGGATAGTCGCTTCGCCGACGGCCTGCGGATCGCCGTTGTCTCCGTAGACTTGGATGCAGGCTTCGTCGTGATCGATTTTCCAATCCTTCGTCGTCAACTCGGGCATCAGGACTTCGATCTGCTGTACGAATTCCGCTTGCAGCAAATCCAATTGCGCCCTGATCGCTGCGCCTTTCTTTTCCGCCAACTCCAATTCGTTGACCAGCGGAACGATCTTCGCGGCCCGGGCGCGTACCAGCGCCATCGCTTCCGGACCAAGCGGACGCTTCGGACCTAGTTGATCCCGTTCGTTGCGCGTCAGTAAATCGATCATTTCCTGCGGCGTGCATTCGATAAACTTTTTCAAGGCGTCTCCAATGTAGGTTAGAAAAAATGCCGGGTTAAACAGTTTGTTCCCTGCCCCGGCAACAGGGCGAAACCTTGGAGCCTTGCGGAGCGCTCTGATTCCCAATGCGGGGACGCTCTGCAAGACGCTGTAGCCAATTCTCGACTGCTCACGCGAGACAAATAACCGGCATCCCAGCGATCAAACTATGGAACACTACCCCCGCAAAACAAGATACGATTTTCCGCAACCGAAGTCAATCAATAGTCAGCTTGCCTCTCGCTTGGCCTGCGACATTAGCCGCTGGTAGGACTCGATCAAGTGCGAAGTGCGCGGCCCGCCTTCGCCGAATTCGCGCAGCATCGCCAGCAATTCGTCATAGACCATGACGCGGCCCAGCGCCGCCGTCAGCAGGCCGACGTTGCGCCCGGCATCGCGCATCAACTCCGCGAAGTCATCGATCCGCGTTTCCGGATCGTCGCGCCGCGTCAGGATTTCGCGATTGGTAGCTTCAACTTTTTCCGCGATGATAGTCGCCATCGCCTTGCGGATCGCTTCGGTCCGCTGCTCTGGCGTTGCGGGCGCTGCGCTTTGCTGCTGCTGCTCGATTTCCATTGCTTCCCCTTGGTGTAGTTTGCTGCTCCGCGCGATCCATCGCGCGATCGATTCCATCATGCCGCCGCGTCTCCCCTGTCCGTGTGCAAGTCCACAACTTCAATCCCCTTCCGCGACAGCGGCATCGGATCGCCCATGACGTTATGCAGCGGTCCGCCATCGAATATCCATGCATGGAATTTCGTATGCTGCGCGCCCAAGCATTGATAGTTGAGAATCATAATCGTCGGATCGCACCCCCGCACAACTAGGCCCGCCGCCGCCTTTGGCGTCATGTACGCCACGCGCAGGATCGCGCCCGACGGCACCGTGCCGCGATAGGCGCAAGTGCCCAGCGCTTGCACGCTCGCCTGCCAATCGAACAGATGCGCCCGGGCGCGATAGTAAAGCGTGCGCCGTTTCATATCCCATGACTGCGGCAGAATGTCGCGCCCGCGATTGGCCTGTTCGATCGCATCTTCGTCAGCGTGCAGCGCGTCCGGATCGAGCAGATCGCTATCGATTTCCAGTATCGCGGGCGATTCGTCTCCCTGTATCGCGGAGACGGCGAAGTGCAGCGCATAGCAGCGCGACAGATAGACGCTACGCGGGCTCGATCCGACCGTATGCTTCCAGTTGTTGCGCCCGCTGCCGCCGCGCGGCTTGATGCCGCCCGCGCGGATGCCTGCGATCGCTGCCGATGTTGTGCCGTGGTATAGGATCATGCTGCCGCCTTTCGCTGCTGCGCGACGAAACGCCGCACGCGCTTCCGGTAGTTTTGATCGCGCTGCAAATCGTGGACTTGATTGCCGCACTTCGGACAGACCGCGAACGCTACATATCCGAACAGCAACAACTCCGCCGCATCGCCGTGTACGCTTCGTTCCAGTTGGCAGACCGGGCAGATCAGTTGAAAGCGCAGCGATAGGCCCATCATGGCGCGTCCCCTTTCGGTGGCGATAGTCGCGTACCGCCGCGCGCCGCCGTAACGCCGAAGGCGTACCCGCAGCGCATCGAGCAAAATGCATTGTCCGCGTAGCGTCCGCGTTCTTTTGCAAGGCGTGGGATCGCCGTCGGATACGGATACGATCGCAAAGGCGCGCCGCACCAAAGGCAATTGTGGCCTTCGGTCGGTCGGATGCTGCCGCGCGCCGCCCATGACGTATGTTGCCCGGCCAATCCCTGTAGCGCGATCGGGCGCGTCATGCTGCCGCCCGCATAGTCGCGTCGCATTGCACGATGCGCGCCCGCCCGGGCCCGGGCCATTGCGCCATGTTGACCGCGCCCGGCCCGACGCGCACGGTACAAGGCCACGGCCCGTCCCTGCGCTTCGCGAACGTCTCCCGGGCGGCATACTCCGTGCCCAGCGTCAAAAACTTGCGGCAGCGCGTCGCCAACTTCCGGGCGTCCAGCTTGATCCGCTCGCGCGTTGGCGTGCGATCCGGCAGGGATACGGGCGCGCCCATCAGGCGCGCCGCTTCAAACGATCCCCAAGGCACCGCAATCGCGTTCAGGCGCGCCGCGTAGAAGTCCGCGAGCGTTACCTTGTGCCGATACTCGCGATGCTGCCACGCCGATTCTACGGGCCTTCGCTGACGGCGGCTCACGGTCGCACCTTGCACGCGCCACTATGCCTGATCCGGCAAGTCGGGCAATCGAACGGCACGCCCGGATTCATTTCATGCGGGCTCGACAGCGGCGGTCCTAGCGGCGCGATCTTTTCGACGGGCGCGGATTCCACGTTGATCGCGTATCCGTCAAACTGCGCCCCGTCGCTGTAGCGCCTGCGCTCGATCATCGGCGCGCCGAAGGCAAGCGGGCGACCGGCCTGCATGGCGAACACTGGCGCGTCCGGATTGCAGAGTGCAAGCAATTCGCGCAGCATTCCGACGGTGACTATGCGGGGCGGGCTCATGATTGCACCGCCCGGGCTAGTACAGACTCGGCACGCTCCGCCAACTCGCCCCAGCGCGCGGCGGACCGCTTGCTGCGGTTGATCGTTGAAACATCGATGTTGGATCGCAGCGCGTTCAGCGTTTCCAACAATTCAGCGTGCAGCTTACAGATCGCTTCGGCGCGGTTCAGTTGATAAACGAATGTCGCCATGCCGATGCCGCCGTTCGCTGCCTCATGGTCGGACCGCGCCAGCGCGACCGCGCCCGCTGGCGTCGGATCATCGTAAAACCGCGATACTTGGTCGCGGGGCGCTAACAAAGGGGTGTTCATTTTTGGCGTCTCCATTAGGTTGCATTGCAGGCCCGGGAATCGTGCCCCGCAAATGCTCTAGAAACGTCCTAGAGCATTTGCAGCGCCGACGGTCAGGCAAGGTCTAGCGCCCGCTTCGCCGTGGCCTTGGTGGCGGTCCTAGCGCCTTCGGCACGCGCTGCCGGGCGGGCCCGGCCTGCGGCCCATTTGCGCAGCTTTTCTACCTTGTCGCCTGCGGTCTTGGTCAACGGCACAACCGTCGCAGCGGCGGCGATCAAATCGCCCGTCGCCAACTCCCGCGCGCCATCGTTGAAGGCAGCAAACAGCGCTTCCGGTACGATCGCGGCGATTTCCGCGCCGATGAAACCGTCGCAGGCATCCGCGACTGCCGCAACGTCGATCGTCGCGCCTTCGCGCCCGTTCGCCTTCAACGCGGCGCGCAGGACGGAGACGCGATCATCAGCGTTAGGAACGTCAACGAAAAATAATTCGTCAAACCGGCCTTTGCGCAAAATCGGTTCCGGCAGCGCGTCAACATCATTCGCCGTCGCCACAACGAACGCCTCACCCTGCCGGTCCTGCATCCATGACAGGATTGCACCCAGCGCATCCGACGACACTCCGCCGTCGGCGCTGCCGCTTGTCGCGCCTTGCAATGACTTTTCGATTTCATCGAACCAAACAACGCAGCGCCCGATCGCCTCAATGACCTTGAACGCCTTGCGCAGATTCGATTCGCTTTCGCCAACGAATTTGGACTTTAGCGCGCCCAAATCCACGCGCAGCAGGGGCACGCCCCATGCCGTCGCGATCGCTTTGGCGGTCAGCGACTTCCCGCAACCCGGCACGCCAAACAAGAACACGCCTTTGGGCGCGGGCAGACCGTATTCGCGCGCCTGCCTGCTGTACGCCGACTTGCGCACGGCGAGCCACGCCTTCAAGGTTTCCAGACCGCCAACGGCATCGAGCCCGCCCGGTATCGGATCGATCCATTCCAGAACACGCTCGCGAGCGATGACGCGCTTTTTTTCGCCCGCCACAATGGCCGGATCGATGCGGCGCGACTGCACAAGCGAGCGCGCATAGCATGACGCTGCCTCTTCGCCCGACAGTCCGACAGCGGCATCGATGGCAGCGTCGCGCGTGCCGTTGGGTGCGGCGCTGGCCTGCATATCGTCGGGCAGGCCCGCGATCGCGCCATCAAGGATCGCGGCGATTTCCGCGCGGTCCGGCATAGGCCATTCGATAACCGTCGCGTGGCCTGCCAACTCCGGGGGGACTTCGCCCGACGGCGACAAGACGATGATCGCCTGCGCGCGATCGCGCGGCGCGACGGGCAGGGAGCGCGCAAGGTTGCGCAGTTGGCGCAGCGTAACCGCGCCCGACGCGCCGCCAAGCCACGCCGGCAGATCGCGCATAATCCAGACGCCGCGTTCGTCGCCGTTGACGGCACGGCCCGCGATCGCGGTCAGCATCGCTGCCGGATCGTTCAATTCGCCATTGCGCCCGAAAGGCGCGCCGCTGATATCGGCGGCACCTTGCGCAACGTCCCAAGTCCGCGCGACATAATGCGCGCCTGCGGCAGCTTCAAACAGCGCACGCTCAACCCGCGCCTCTTCGCGCGTGACGATCCACAACAGGGAATTCCGGGCGCGCAGCAGCGCCGATACATCGGCAGCGGCGCGCGATCCATTGTTAGCTTGATTCATGTTCGATTGCTCCTGTAAGGCCCGGGCGCGGCGCGCCCGGGAAATGCGATTAGACTACGGATATCCGTAACCGTCAAGCGATCAATGCGACGCCGCAAAGCGCCATGCCTGCGCCTGCCACGCGCGCCGCCCATGCCGGCAGGCGGGCACCGATCGCCACGCCTGCCCCATGCAGCAGGCCCGTCGCCAGCAGCAGGCCCGGCAGCGCCAGCGCGCCCAACTCCGTACCGTGCGCGTGCCCGTGCAGCAGGGCAAAGGCAAACACGATGCCAGCGCCCAGCAGCGGGCCCGGGCGCAACGCCAGCGCCACGGCGAGCCCTAGCGCTATGACGCTAGCGCCTATGCCCGCTTCAACCCCGGGAAGGGGCACGCCGGCAGCGCCCGCGATCGAGCCCGCGAGCATCGCCAGCAGGAACGCGCCCGGCAGGACGTACACCGCACGCCCGCCCATGCGCGCCGACCATACGCCGACGGATACCATCGCCAGCAAGTGATCCGCGCCCGACAGCGGATGCAAAAAACCGATCAGGATCGTTTCCATCAATGCCCCTTGTGCCATGTTTGACCGCCATCGTGAGAATGCAGACCTTGCCCGATCGCCTGACGATCGATGCCCCGGCCCGCCATCTGTTCAGCCTTCGCGATCGCCGCCTTTGCCAGCGGCGATCCGCTCACCATGATGCGACGGTACGCGCAGGCATCGGTTACGCCGTCGCGATCCTTCGCGTCGATGCCATCGAACGCCACGCCCCCATTCGCGCCAACGCGGGCCTTAATGCGGCCCGCGATCAGCCCGGCAGCGAAGCGATCGACAGCGCTGCGGACTTCGGCGATCCGCTCGCTGATCGTCTGCTGCGGTTTTAACTTTGTGTCGCAGGGCATGATCGCTACTCCAATTCGATCGCGACGACGGGCAGCGCGCCCGACAGATCAACGACGGCGGGCGCATCAAGGTCTAGCGCCCGGGCGCTGGCGTCATGCTCGATCAGCAGCGGCGCGGCATCGTCAAGGTCTAGGAACGTGGTACGGGCCGTCGCGATCTTGCGCGCGACTTCGCCATCGATCGCCAGCGCTGCGACTTCGCCTGCCTTCGTCGCCTTGACGACGGCGCGGGCGGTCTTGCGCGCCGCGTCGATAACGTCCTGCACGCGGGCCTTGCCTTCGTCGGACAGCATCGTTGCGATTTCCTGCGCGCGGCGCGCTGCGTCGCGGACCTTTGCCGGATCAAGGTTTGCAACGCCCGACTCCATCAGACTCAGAATGTCGCGTAACTCCGCCTTGATGGCGCGGGCAGCTTCTACGTCGTCCTGCGCGACGCGCCCGGTGATGACGTACAGGGAAATGCGAGTGATCTTCGCCGTCGCATTGAAGGCATCGATTTTGCTGCGCGCTTCGGCAATGGCAGCGTCCAACTCCGCCGCCTTCGCTTCCGGGCACAAGTAACCGAAGGCAGTAGCGGCGCAAATCTTCGCGACGGTGTACGTCGCCTCACGCCGCACCGATGACGCTAGCGCGTGCTCTGCTGCATCGGCAATCGTGCGCTCCGTCTCCCATTTGGCAAAGCGCGTTTCGTCGGCGATCAACTGATCGGCGACGATCGTGCGCTTGACGTATGACACGTTCCCGCGAAGGGACGTTTTCAGCCCTACCAGCAGGCCCGGGCGTAGCGTGTTCGTTTCCATTGTGGCGTCTCCAAAAAGGTTTAGTTGCTATCGGGCACTGTCGCCCCGTTAGCGCTTTGCAGCATCGCAAAGCGCTAACAGAGTCGGCGCTTAGGCGACGATATAGTTATGCGTCTCTGTCAGCGTCATGCTGACGCTGTACTTATCGCCGAAGGATTCAGCAATGGCAGCGTGCTTTGCGAACGCTTCGTCGGCGGTGCAATCGCGCAGATCGATATCGCAATACCAAGCATAGGCCAGCGCGCCATCAAAATTCTTTTGCCCGGTCTGCTTCGCTACGTTGATCCGATAATGTCTCATGTTTGATACTCCAATTTAGTTAAGGGGTACGACAGAGCAGATAGTAATACGGATATCCGTATGCTGTCAACAAATAAATTGCAAGGTGCAAGGCCAATCGGCAGGCCCGGGCCGGGCCTTGACCTTACGTTAGGCCGTAGTTAGGATTGGGGGACTATGACATTCACCCAACTGGTAAGGCATTACGGCGGGCTCACCGCCGCCGCCCGGGCGCTACAGCGCCCGATAACGACGGTTTCAACGTGGCGCGACGGTATCCCCCGGGCGGTCCAATATGAAATACAGGTATTGACGCGGGGCAAATTGCGTGCCAACGGCAAGGCATCCGCCCGCCGCGTATCCCTGACGGCATAAGGGGCATTCGCCATGCCGGCGAAACGATGGCGACTGCCGGCAGCGCCCGGCATTGCAACGGGGCAGAGCATACGTCTGGAAAGGCGCGCGCAGGCCCCCAGCGAGCCCGCCACGCCGCGCGCATCGCATCCGACGAAGTATCCGGGCGTGCAAGCGCTGTTCCGCGCGCTCTCGCTGCCGATGCCCGTCCCCGAATACGAATTCGACGCCGCGCGGCGCTGGCGCTTCGACTTCGCATGGCCCGGCCTGCGCATCGCGCTAGAGATTGACGGCGGGCTATTCGACGGCGGCGCGCATACGCGCGGCCCGGCGATCGTCGCAGCGCACGCCAAGCTAAACGCCGCCGCGACGGCGGGCTGGCGCGTGTTCTATTGCACGCCGCAATCGCTGCGCCACGCGCCCGCGATGATGGAAAGCGCGCTCCGTCCCCCGTAGCGTTTCACATGAAACAATACACTCCGAAGGATACCCCTAGGGATATCCCCGGGGGATACCCCGAAGGATATCCATCAAACCGACAGAGCAGGCAACATGAAGCGCCCCTCATTCCAATTTTATCCGCGCGAATGGCTCGCTGATCGTGAACTTCGCAGTACAAATCTCGATGCGCGCGGCCTATGGATCGATCTACTTGCGATCATGCACGATTGCAAACCTTACGGGCATCTGGCGCTCAATAATGCGCCAATGACCGACGAACAGGCCGCACGCGCCGCACAAGTAACATTGAAGCGCTACAGAAAAGCAATCAAGGAATTGCTCGCAAAGGGCGTAGCGCGCAAAAACGATCACGGAATAATCTACAGCGCCCGCATGGTAAAAGACGAATCAGCGCGCGAGTATCAAGCAAGTTGCGGCTCGCTTTCACTCCGCAACGCAAACGTGCCGCGTCCCAAGCAATTACAGTCCGCAAGGGATATCCCCCCCGATATCCCCGGGGGATCGTCGTCTGCATTTGCTTCTGCATTTATATATAACAAGGGCTCTATGTTAGGACAGAGCGCAACACCGGAAAGCGAAAAGCAAAGTGCAAGATCAACACCGGGATATACATCCCTGAACAGCAAAACCGAACAGCAACCCCAAGGCAACGGCGAAGGCTACACCCCGCCCGCGCCACCGATCAGCAGCGTGCCGCCAGCGCCACGCGCCCGCCTGCCTTGGTTCGCTTCCGACGCCGGCATCATCGCCAAAGGCAAGGCGATCGATCTGCCACCGGAACAAGGCGAAACAAGCGAGCATTACCGCGATCGCATCCGCGCCCGACTTTCGCAGTTGCAAGGCGACCATTGACGCGCGTATAACCGCAATTGTCAGCGCAAGTCCGACAAAACGAGCCAGCAACGTGCCCAACCCTCACCCCGCACCGTCCGACGCAACAGCGATCGATCTGAGCCCATCAGCGGCGGGAATGTAGCGCCATGCCCGGGCGATCCCTCACCCCGCCCGACGTCAGAGCAGCAAAGCGCGCGGCGATGATCGCCGAACGGGCACGCGCACGCGATCGCGCTAACGCGATCGGAGCGCGCCTGAACGCGATCTGTTTGCGCATCATCCGGGCCGTCGGCGCTGGCGATGATGTTGCGCACGCCAGCGCATCGCACGGCATCGCGGCGGGCGTGTTTTGGGATGCGCTTTCGCAGTCTCCGGACTTGTGCGTTGCATACGAAAAGTCGCTGCGCAATCGCGGCGCGATATACGGGGAGCAACCCGCAGCGCTTGCCGATGACTCGCTGCGCGATCCGGTTGCGTTTTACACGGATAAGCACGGCATCAAGCGCATCGATCCTGCGTTCGTTCAACTGCAAAAGTTGCGCGTCAACGCGCGTCAATGGGATGCCGAACGCTTGCGGCCTGATCTGTACGCGCCGCCGTCAACGGCGAGCCAGCGCGGGCCGACGACGATCAACGTCACGGTGCAGCGTTTCGTCGTCGGCAAAGATCAGCGCGCATCCATCGATGCGAATGCCGACGACGACGCAACTGCCGCGATCGACGCGCACGCTGCAAAGCAAAGCGAGCGATCGTGAACGCTGATGGCTCGCTCAACATCGATCTGCCGTACCGCTGGGCACCCCGGGACTATCAGCTTGGCGTTTGGGGAGCGCTAGAACGCGGCACACGCCGCGTATGCGCGATCTGGCACCGTCGCGCAGGCAAAGACGAATTCGCGCTGCGCTGGACTTCCTGCGCAGGCCATGAGCGAGTAGGGAATTACTGGCATATGCTGCCGAAGGCGAGCCAAGCGCGCAAAGCGATCTGGACCGCCGTTAATCCGCACACCGGCATCCGCCGCATTGACGAAGCATTCCCCCTGCCGCTGCGCGCGACGACGAACGAGCAGGAAATGTTCATCCGGTTTACGAACGGATCAACGTGGCAAGTTGTCGGCAGCGATAATTTCAATTCGCTGCTCGGGTCGCCCCCTGTTGGCGTAGTGTTCTCCGAATTTTCCCTAGCCGATCCGCAGTCGTGGAGTTTGTTGCGTCCGATTCTTGTGGAAAACGATGGTTGGGCGTTGTTCATAACGACGCCGCGCGGGCGCAATCATGCGTACAAGATGTACGACGGGGCGAAGTCCGATCCGAATTGGTTTTGCGAACTTCTGACGGTTGCGGACACGGGTGCGATTCCTCTCGATCGGATCGAGCAGGAACGGAAGGAAATGACGCGCGAAATGGGCGCGGACGAAGCGAATGCGATCATCGAGCAGGAATATTTTTGTTCGTTTGATGCGTCGTTTCCGGGGGCGTATTTCGGTTCCTTGATGACGCAGGCGATAGGGGAAGGTCGGATCATGGAGTTGCCTTACGATCCGCGTGGGGGCGCTGTTACGGGCTGGGACATTGGCTATCATGACTCGACGGCGATTGCGATTGCGCAGGAGGTCGGGCCGTGGGTGCATTTCATCGATTACATTGAACACTCGGGGAAGGGTGCGGACTTTTTTGCCAAGACGCTGCGCGAGAAACCGTATGCGTATGACGAACACTTGTTGCCGCATGATGTAGCGGTGCATGAATGGGGGGCGAACGGAACGAGTCGGAAGCAGGCGTTGCTGGATTTGCAAGTGCGGCCCCTGCGCGTCATGCCGCGAACGAGCATCATGGATCGCGTCAATGCGTCCCGGATGATGATTTCGCGATCGCGTTTCGATAAGGTCAAGTGCGCACGGCTGGTCGAATGTTTGCAGCAGTATCACAAGGAATGGGACGACAAGAAAATGATGTGGGGGGACAACCCGGAGCATGATTGGACTTCGCACGGTGCGGATGCGTTTGGGACGCTGGCGCAGGGTTTCCGGGGCTCGCAGAATCCGAGAATGCGTCCGAAGGTGGAGAAAAAAGCGCCGATGGCGCGCGAGTGGGCGGGGCGCAGCGTGAATGCGTGGATGGTTTAGAAAAAAACATCATCAGGAGAATGAAAATGCTTGATCCGAAAGTGCCGTTGGCGACGTATGTGGGGAGCCCGAAAATCCGTGTTGTGACGCCTGACGGCAAGCGCGTCATTGCGTGGGGAAATATCCTGCCGGCGACGGCGGACGGGGCGAAGCGGCAGGAGGCGGCGGTGTGCGCGTCGTTCGTGAAGATGAAGTTGCAGATTGCCGACTTCATGACGGTGCAGGAATTCAATCGCGTCATGGGCGGGAACGGACCGCCGCGCTACAACTTTCACACCGGGTATTACTACGATTACGGTGCGTATCCGGACGGGCATCCTTCCGGAATTCTGATCTGCACGGATGATCGGGTGCTGGTCGCGAAGTCGCGCCCGCCGCGTCCGACCAAGCAGGACGACAAGGCCGATCTGAAAGCGGCGGAAGATGCCGAAGGCGACGCCAGCGAGTACGGCATGGATGATGAATCCGCGCACAAGGCGCTTCCGGAGCCGAAGGCCGGGGCCGCCGGGGCCAAGGACGTTGGCGGGACGGAAAGCTAGGCGTGCCGCTCACCAAGGGCAAGTCCCCGGCAGCATTCCAGCAGAACGTGAAGGCTGAGATTGCTGCCGGCAAGCCGCCGAAGCAGGCTGTCGCGATCGCCTATTCGGTCAAGCGCAAGGCAGGCGGGGCCGATCCGCCGAAAATGAAGCGACCGCAGCGCGATCCCTACGACAAATAGGGCTCGCGCATGGTCGTGGAGGGCGATGCGATGACACTAGGACTTGGCTTTTGGATTCTGATGCTTTTCTGGCTGGTATTCGGTTTCTGGCAATACCGGGCGACGCCGACGAACTATCCGCTGGTCGGCGGGAACGTGCTGCTGTTCGTCCTGCTGCTGCTGTTGGGCTGGCACGAATTCGGCGCACCGATTCACGGTTAGGGTTGACGTACCGGCATGGGAAACGGGCCGACTCCGCCGCTGCTGAATTTTCCAGCGGTCCCCGGAACGCCGTTGAATGGCGGCGGCGGGGCGGCACCCGGCCTGCCGGTCGATACCGGACCGCCGCTCGATCCGGACGCGCGGCCCGCCCCGGAAGGGCTCGTCAATCCGTCGCTTGAGCCCGATGACGACGGCTACGATCCGCGCGAGGATGCCGACGTTGTAGTGCGTGCCAAGGAACGATTCGATTACGTCTGCTCGGTCGATTCCGAGAATCGGCGCAATCAGGCCGACGACATGAAATTCGCGTGGGAGCGCGGCGCGCAATGGCCGGAAGAAAACCGGCGTGCCCGCGAGACGGCGAACCCGAAAAGGCCGTGGCTGGAATTCAATCAGACCGGGCCGTACATCAAGCGGATCACGAATGAGCAGCGGCAGAACACGCCGGGGCTCACCGCAAGGCCCGTCGGCAGCGGCGCATCGAAGGAAGTCGCGCGCATCTACTCGGGCCTGATCCGCAACATCGAGTATTGCAGCAATTCCGCGTCGATTTACGACAACGCGATCGAGCAGGCCGCGACGGGCGGGGCCGGCTACTTCCGGATCGTGACCAAGTACGAAAAGGAAGATTCGTTCAATCAGTGCATCGAAATGCGCCCGATTCCGAACGCGCTCGCGGCGATGATCGATCCGGATGCGCAGTTGCCCGACAAATCGGACGCCAAGTACGGGTTCATTTGCGATTGGATCGACAAGACGACGTATGAAAAGGAATGGCCCGAAGATGCGCGCAATCCGTCGTCGTGGGAAGCGCAACCGGACTCGATCGACGCGCGATGGTACAACGGCGATCTGATTTGCGTTGCCGATTACTTTGAAGTGATCGACGAAGATGCGGAATTGGTGCAGTTGTCCGACGGCAGAACGATGTGGAAGGATGCTTTTGACGCGGAGCAGAAAGCATTTGACGAACAGCAAGCGCTGATGCTGGCGCAGGCTCCCCCGGGGATTCCGATGGGGATGCCGCCGATGCCGCCGACGGTCGTGCGCAGCGACAAGCGCACGCGCCCGCGCGTCGATTGGTACAAGCTGTCGGCGAACGATTTTCCGCTCGCGAAGTATCAATGGGCCGGCAAGTACGTCCCGATCGTCATGGTCCCGGGCGACGAAATTGATATCGACGGCAAGAAAATCCGGCAGGGCGTGATCCGGCGACTGCGCGACGCGCAGATGATGTACAACTACTGGTTCACGCTCGCCACGGAGCGCATCGCGCTCGCGCCGAAGGCACCGTATGTCGCCCTATCCGGCGCGTTTGAAGGCCATAGCGAATGGGACTCGCTCAATACCGACAATCATCCGTACCTTGAATACGAAGCCGTTGAATTGCCCGACGGCACGTTCGTCGCGACCGCACCGGCCCGCACGGAGCCGATCGCGCTCGATCAAGGGCTGGTGACGATGTTGCAGCTTTGCTCGCAGAACTTGCGCGACATTACGGGACAAAAGGATGCGGCGCAGCCGAATCCGAATGTGCCGTGGCGCGCGATTCTGGCGGAGCAGCGCAAGGGCGACCTTGCGACGTTCCACTACGGCGACAACCTTGCCCGCTCGATCCAGTTGGCCGGCAAGATGATCGTTGACCTGATCCCGAAAATCTACGATACGCAGCGTGCGCTGCGCATCATTGACGAAGATGGGACCGACAAGCAGGTTCCCGTCAACGTGCGGACCGCGCCCGGCGCGCCGCCGCAAAACGATATGACGACGGGCGATTACGACGTTGTTGTGACCGTCGGGCCGGCCTATGCGACGCGGCGCGTCGAAGCGGCGAACGAAATGCAGCAATTCCTTGAAGCGATGGGACCGGACAAGGCCGCGCTGATCGGCGATCTGTTCGCCGAAATGACGGATTGGCCGAACGGTATCGGCGACAAGATCGCCAACCGCTTGAAGGCGATGCTGCCGCCGCAGGTTCAGCAGATGGAGGCATCGAGCCAAGACCCCGCCGTGGCATCGCTGCAAACCGCGATGCAGACGCAGCAGCAGCAGTTTCAGGGACAGATGCAGCAAGTCATGCAACACGTTCAGCAGTTGACGCAGCAGAACGAAAAGCTGCAATCGGAGATTTACACGGAGCGCGTCAACACGGCGAAAGCGCAGTTGCAGTCGATGCAGAAGGTCGCAGCGGCGGATCGCTCCCTGCAAGTGCAGCAGTTGGAGACGCAGGACGAAATGATGCACATGGCGATGGACAAGCAGGAGTTGACCGCCAACATCAAGAATCAGAACGTCGAAGCCGTGATCGACTTTCTGGCGAAGGTCGTCGTGCCGCTGATCGTCGCGC